TCAGGTAAGGGTAGGTATTATAAGAGAGCCCTTAAGCAGGCTCTGGTCTATGTACAGGTTCCTCAAGAACCAGCACGAGACAGGAGCAAGTACGCTCCACAACGTCCCTACAAGCTCCTATGAGGCGTTCATTGATCATACCTTTATGTATCAAGACAATCATTGGAAGCTGCAGACAGAGCTATTAGAGACGAAAGAAGGGGTGTGGATACCCACAGTAATGTACAGGTTTGAATGGATAGACGAGTTCTGGCCTGACTACTTCGATGTGGCCCTGCCTAAGAAGAACAGTTCACCCGTATTTTATGCGGTCAATGACTATAGGTTTGAAGAGCTGTTAACTAAATATCAGAGGGATATAGACCTCTGGGAATCTTTAGGAGACAAAGATGGACGAGCAACAACAGAGACAAGAGAAGGAAACAGAAGCGTTAGTTGATATGTTTGCAACCGAGGGATGGAAGATTTTCATGGCCTCGATTACAGAGATCGAAGAACTCTCTACTAAGTCAGCACCAGATAATGCTGCGACTAATGACCAATGGCAGTATGCTCGAGGAATGATCCACCAACTTAGGAAGATCATGAACTACGAGACCTTTATCAAACTAGCAGCGGAACAGGCTACGGCCCCCGAGCTGTTTGAGGAGGATCCTGATGTTGATATTATATGATTTTAAGTGTGACAAGTGTGGGGAGGTAGAAGAACTCCTCCTTCATATGCGTCATCGTAATGACCACCCTAATCACAAGTGCGGTGGGAGTATGACTCGGGTTATCTCCCCTGTCAGGAGTAACTTGGAAGGACTATCTGGTCACTTCCCTGATGCTGCTGATAAGTGGGCAAAGAGACACGAGAAGGCTGGACGACAGCCTAGTGAGACCCATCCGAAAGGGTGGAAATAACACGGACAAAGACTCCCATAGTCTCCGTTGTTTAACCCTAACCGAAAGGCGGTAATAGTATGGAAGAGGAAGTAGTAGTAGAAGAAGTAAGTTTGTTTGATGAAGGCGGGAAACCTGTAGATTTACCACAGGTCGCTGAAGAAGAAGCCCCAGTGGATGAAGCTCCAGCGTTTGAAGTTCCTGATAAATTCAAGGACAAATCAATGGAGGATGTAATCCAGTCTTACGTAAACCTCGAGAAGGAATACGGCAATAAGTCTAATGAAGTGGGTGAGCTACGCAAACTTACGGATCAAATCCTCTTAAACCAAGCACAGGCACAGCAGGCTCCACAGCCTCAAGCTGTACCTGATAATGATGTAGGCTTCGCAGATTTTGTCGAAGATCCCGCTTCAGCGGTAGACAAGGCGTTACAGAAAAACCCCCGTTTACAGAAGCTTGAGCAGGAACTTGAAGCTAACGCAGCGGAGTTGAGTCGTAAGGCTCTTCTCCAGCGACACGAAGATGCAGATGCAGTAGTTGCCTCACCCGAGTTTATATCTTGGGCAAGTGAGGCTCCCGGTCGTTTACGTCTATTACAGGATGCTCATCAGAACAGAGATGTTGATGTTGCAGCAGACTTACTAGATATGTATAAGACTACCCGGAAGGTGGCTACTGAGAATGCAACAGAGGAGCGTGATGCTATAGCTAAGAGTGACCTGACCAAAGCCAAAGTAACTAAAGGTGGTGTTCCTGTTAGCACTAAGCCAGTATTTAGACGTAGTGAGTTGATCCAACTTAAGATCAGCAACCCTGCTAAATACCAGTCTATGATCGATGATATCCATGACGCCTACGCCGAAGGTAGAGTTAAATAACATAGGAGATATAACTCATGGTATGGCCAACAGACGCCGCAGGCGCACAAACCATCACCACAAATGCGGTATTTATTCCGGAGCTGTGGTCTGATGATGTAGTTGCGGCTTACAAGTCTAATCTTGTAATCGCAAATCTGGTTACTAAAATTAACCACAATGGTAAGAAAGGTGACACGATCCACATCCCGACTCCGGGCCGTGGTTCAGCGAACGTTAAGACAGCAACTGGTGTTGTCACCCTGAATACCGACACTGCGACAGATACTTCTCTGTCTATCGATAAGCACTATGAATACTCTCGTTTGATTACCGACCTCGCGGCCGTACAATCAATCGATAGCTATCGTGCCTTCTACACCAACGACGCGGGCTACGCTCTGGCAAAACAGGTTGATGACGATCTGTGGGCTCAGATGGAAGGTCTTCAAAGTGGTACTGTAGGTGGTACTGGTGCTGCTCTCTGGGAGACTGCCGTAATTGGTGGTGATGGTACTACTGCTTATAACGGTGCTACCTCTAACTCATCTACTCTGACTGATGCTGGTATTCGTAAGATGATCCAGACTCTTGATGATGCTGATGTACCCCAGACTGAGCGTTATCTCGCGATCCCCCCGGTAGAGCGTAACACTCTGATGGGTATCCAGCGTTTCACTGAAGAAGCATTCGTTGGTGAAGCTGGTCCGGGTAACACTATCCGTAACGGTATGATTGGAGACCTCTATGGTATCCAAGTGTACGTATCCTCTAATGCTCCTACTCCTCAGAGTGGCGACCGCATTGGTGCCCTGTTTCACAAGGATGCCCTTGCACACGTCGAGCAGATGAGTGTTCGTTCACAGACTCAGTACAAGCAAGAGTTCTTGGCTGACCTGTTCACTGCAGATACTATCTACGGTGTTGGTGAGCTTCGTAACACTGCTGGTATTGCGTTCGCAGTCGACGCTTAATGAATCGGGTGGGGCTCTTCGGGGCCCTGCCCATTCTTAATTCGGGAATATAGAATGGCGACATATACAGAAGTTATTAACTCAGTAATGAGACGGCTAAGGGAAGATACTGTCTCCTCTCCTACTGAAAGCGACTACTCTCAGCTCATTGGCGAATTCGTTAATGAGACTAAAAGAGAGGTAGAAGACGCTTGGAAGTGGACAGGACTACGCCAGACTATTCAAGTAACAACAGCAGCTAGTACTTCGCAGTATGCGGTTACTGGTGCGGGTAAGAGATTTAAGCTGCAGCATCCTACTAAGGGTGTGTACAACCTCACAGACACAACGTACTTGCTTAAGGCCCCGACAGCGTGGGCTAAGCAGGCTGCCATTGAGAACTCGACAATTCAGGCACCCCAGTACTATTACTTTGAGGGATACGACTCCAGCGGAGATCCTTACGTTAACTTTGTAGGTACTCCAGATGGCGTCTATACAATTAATTTTAACCTCGTTGTCCCCCAATCTGACCTTACCAATGGTTTAACGCAACTCACTGTCCCTTCTTGGCCTGTTATTCTTGGGGCGTATGCTAAGGCGATTGCAGAAAGGGGTGAGGATGATGGAAGAGCGCATGGTGAGGCGCTAGGTAAATACGCATCTGCAGTGTCAGATGCTATAGCTATTGATGTAAGTATCACTGAAGACGAAGATACTTGGTACGTTGAGTAATGCCTAAACGACTAGTACCACTAACAATAGGGGCTCCGGGTTTCCTCGGGCTCAATACACAACAAGAAGGTAGTATCCTACCTCCGGGTTGGGCCACAGTCTTAGATAATGCTGTCTATGACGATGTTGGCCGGATTGCCTCACGAAATGGCCACAAGCAGGTGAATGGTACAGTCATTACCAGCACCCCTACGGTGAGAGCAAGTCACGAGTATATAGATGGATCAGGTAATGTCCTTCATATTGTAGCTTGTGACAACAAGATTTACAAACAGGTTAGTGGTACGATGACAGATATCTCTGGCACTATCACTACTCCAACAGCTGACAGTTGGCAGTTTGTCAACTTCAACGGCTGGTGCGTAGGCTTTCAGGAAGGCCATGCACCCATAGCCCTTACAACAGTAGGCGGTAGTTTCGCTGATAGCGGGGGCACTCAGTATAATGGTGTTGCAGGGTTAGCAGCATACGGTAGGCTGTGGACCGTGTTAAATAACACGTTATACTACTCTGACCTACTTATAAACAACTTTACAGGGGGCTCGAGTGGTACATTTGACTTGGCTACTTACTGGCCGAATGGCATGGATGAAGTGACTGCTGTTATGGATTTTAATGGTATGTTGTTGGTGTTTGGTAAGCATAGTATCATTGTCTACGAGAGCCCGGATGACGTATCTAACATGGCTCTTGTTGAAAGTCTACATAGTATTGGTTGTGTGGCGCGTGACTCTATTCAAGTTATAGGTAATGATCTTGTCTTCCTCTCTGACGGAGGACTACGTTCTCTCAATCGTACTATAGTTCAAGGGCAGATGCCTCTCAGCGACTTCTCTAAGCACGTTCGAGATAGTCTCGTAGGAGATGTGGTAGCAGAGACGGCAGTACAGATCAAGTCAGTCTATAATGAAGAGGATGGCTTCTACCTCTTGAGTCTCCCGACCACTGGGAAGAGTTATTGTTTTGACTTGAAGTTCCCTAATGAAGATGGATCATGGAAGACCTCAACATGGGACTATGGACCCACAGCTCTTAACTACTCTCAAGCTAACACTATGTATCTAGCAGCTGAAGCAGGTTATATCTCCCAGTATACAGGTTGGGAGGATGGTGTAGACTCGGTAGGAGCAGGTGGCTCAGCATACAACTTTGATTACGAGGGCGTATGGAATGACTTAGGAGACGAGGTGGGCAATCTTATTAAGCTCCCCAAGCAAGTGAGCGTATTGGCAGCAGGTACAGCTGGAGGATCTGTCGTCTTCAAGTGGGCACTAGACTACTCCTCTACATTTAAGAATAGGTTGCTCGACTTTAGTTCGAACCAACCCGCTAGATTTGGTACTGCTCAGTTCAGTATATCTACCTTTGGTTCTAGCGGAGACTTCGAACGGGTTAGGAGTAACCTTGCTGGAACAGGACAAGTCATAAAGATAGGAATCCTTGCGTCTATATCGGAGAGTTCCTTCGCAGTACAGCGTATTGATGTACTATCTAAATTAGGAAAACTAGGGTTATAAGATGACAGATTACACAAATACTTACGGCGGTGCAGCTAAGGATGCAGGTGATGATATCATCTTAGCCTCTGACCTAGATACGGAGTTTGATAACATTGTAACAGCTGTTGCCTCTAAAGCCAACACAGCTAAGGTAGAGGCCACAGGCGATACCTCTGCTGGTGATAACGCAGCTATGGGCTACACATCTACAGAGGGCCTTATCCTAACAGGCCAAGGCTCTAGCAACGACATTACACTGAAGAACGATGCTGATACTACAGTGATGAGTGTTGCTACAGGTACTACTACCGCCACGTTCGCAGGCAAAATGATTGCAGGCGGTGATACTGCGGCTGGCGATCAGGCCGCGATAGGCTACACCGCGACCGAAGGATTAATCCTGACAGGACAGGGCTCCACGAATGATGTAACAATTAAGAACGATGCTGATGGCGATGTCATCTCTATCCCAACAGGAACAACTATCACAGAGCTAGAGGGTGGACTAGTCCTCAACGAGAGGGCAGACCATGAGGCTACTCCGGGTGCTGCTAAGGCAGAGATCTGGTTAGACGATGCCACTACACAGAAGCTGATGTTCACTGATGATGCAGGTACAGACCTCGCTGTTGTTGCAGTCCCTGCTGCTGTAACCAATCATACTCGTGCTGGTAATACACAAATATGGACGGGGGCCGCTGATTGGGGGTCTAGTCTCGACCTTGTGGCGAGTTTGACGGAATCAACATGGGAAAGTGTTGGCCCCACAGGAAGCGGCGCTGATAATGTTTGGACGCCTATGGATGTATTGCCTTCAAATGCGACTATTCTTATTGCAAGTTTGCGGATTCGTGCGGAGAAAAGTAGCACAGGTAGATGTGATGCTAGTGTATATTGGACATACGGTGATGATGGCTCACCAGCACTAGGCACTGGGGAGGCGCACCGTAATTATTTCTCAAAATCCACAGTTGATAGTAGTGAGAGCTATGACCAAGGATCGGCGCAAATACTCATCCCTTTAGGGCCAACCAATCAAGATTTTCAATTGTATTGGGGCTCTAATGGAGATAATGATGCTATTTATATGGATTATGTGGGATTTATGACTGACTAATGAATAGCGCTTTAACATTACGCACCCCACAGCAGCTGGTGACTCGAAGTAAGATCGAGAAGCTTGAAGACACTATGAAATCTGCAATTCGCGAAGGGCGAATGGAGCAAACAATAGATGACTGTGCTAAGAACAATGATCAAGCAGATCACTTCTTTGCCAAGGACGTATATGCCCGTGGTTTGTGGATTCCTGCAGGGACTGTGGTTGTTGGTAAGCTCCATCGCGAGAGCCGCATCTGCATCGTTGCATCGGGCAGTTGCACTTTTGTTAATGAGTTTGAACGACAAGTAGTGCAGGCCCCTTGGGTAGGGGAGTTTAAAGCAGGTAGTAAGACTGCTGTCTTTGCCCATTCAGATACTTACTGGATAGCCTGTCACGGAACAGATATAACAGATCCTGATGAGCTAGTAGAGGAGCTTGTATCTCCAGACCACGAGGACTACGTCTTGTACTTAGAAAAACTAGAGGATAAATTATGAGTTGGGCAGCAGTAGGCGGAGCAGCCGCATCAGCCGTCATTGGCGGGATGATGAGTAAGGATAGCGGTGGTGATACCACGGCTCAGTCGCAGCAGACGCATGCTAATCCATTCGCTGTAGGGGGAGGTCTCTTTGGTGCCCAGTTTGGGCCCAACGTTACTCCGGGACTCATGCAAGCTATTACTAATAGAGAGTTAGGTCTCCCACCTCCCGGCTTTGCCCAGAACTTCAATACGTCTGGAGTGTTTAATCCTAATAATATACCCCATACTCAAGGTGCTCCTATAACCGGTGATGGTCTTCTTACACCCGCACCAGCGCCTACAGAAGCTGCTCCTATCGATGCTGCTATTAGAGAAGCTATTCGTAAGATGGCTAATGAGCAGGTCAAGACAGGGACTAAAGAGGTGCGCACCAGAAAGGTGGGCGCTGGCCCAGCTAGCAGGTACGGCACATCTCCTGAAGAGATACGTCAGCAGTACAACTTCAGCAACGAGGATGTCTTTGGTAAGCGCGGTATAACTCGTAACGACATACGTGGTTTTGGTATCACTGATGACCTCCAAGTAGAAGAACTCTTTGGAGAGTTTGGTGGCTTCGGTGCTGTCAATGACTTCACTAGTGGTGGTGGCAACGTAGGTAGGGGCAGTAACGCAGGTGGGTTCGGTTTTGACCTAGCTATCACTGATCCTCAACTCCTAGAAGCACAGAACTTAGGGCTCTTTGGTGGCAATGCAGCACTACAGGCTGCACTAGACAGCCCAACAGCTGCCCTTGCTGGTGATCTTGGTCTTCAGTTTATGAACCAAGTGGGCTCTACTAATCCTATGGACATAGCCCAGAGTCAGTTCGACTTGCTTAATCCAATCCTCCAGCAACAGCAGCAAGAAGACTTCCTTGGTCAAGAGGCTAGGCTCCGTTCTCAAGGTAGACTAGGCAGCACGGGTAGCCTCAGTGGGCAGTCTCAGCAGAATGCTCTCTTCGATTCACAGAATGATGCAGAGAGAAAGCTTCTGTTCGACAGCTTAGGTCAAGGCCTTGCTATTCAGGCCCAGAATGCTAGTCTCGGTTCCATGTTCAGTCAGCTTGATCCGTCAATACGAGGACAGTTCCAAGGTTTAGGTACTAACTTCCTAAACATTCCTCTCACCCTTCAGGATGCTATGCTCAGGCAGGCACAGGTAGGTGGTGGACTGGCAGGTGCTACGAATACAGGTTCATTGACTCAACCCGGCTTTAATGCCCGACAAGCGGCTGGCGCAGGCCTCCTTAACTCAGGTATAGAAGGACTGACAGATAGCTTATCTAGTGCCTTTCAGCCTTCTTCTACCTTTAACAGGCCCACAGTCACTTCTACTCAATTTGACTCCGGTCCATTCCCCGGCACAGCAGGACGATAATATGGCTAACGGTCTCTTTCTAAACCCTCAGCAAATCTTTCAGGCACAACAAGCAGGCCCGATGAGTCGGTCCCAGATGCAGGATGTCCTGAGGGGTAGTGCTTTTAATCTTGGT